CAACTTCTGCTGGTAATGTTCTTGGTCTATTTTGATTTCTTTGTTGTGCTGTTTCTAAACTTGTTTCTATAAATATTACTTTAACATCATAACCAACTATTCTCAACTTACTTATTATTTTAACAGTTTTTTTCTGATCTCCTGATGTTGAATCAACAAGTATTCCTAATCTAGCATCAATAGTTGTTGATAATAGTCTATCTGTTAAGGCTTTAGCTGCCATTCTAGCCGCTTCTCTTTCTTCATTTTCATCGGCTGGCATCTTTAATGAAAGACCTTTCTTTTTCAATAACATAGTAAAAAATGCATCAGAATTAACTACTCTTAAACCCATTGTGCCTAATCCTAATTTCTTAGCTATATGAGACTTACCACTACCAGGACCACCTGCTAGTATAATCGCCTTAAATATTCCAGGATCATTAACCCCTTCATCTAAAACTAAATCATCTTCTTTGTAATTAAGTATATCCATATTTCCTTTTAGCCATTGTCATTGCTGTTGCGTGCATTACTTCATCAGCTCTTTCACCATATCTTTTTGTGAAATCATCTCTCTCTGATTTTAATTCTTTGTACATCTTTTCTTTATAGGCTAATACTTTTTTAGGTAAATCTTCTTGTTCTCTCCATGATGATATTTTTCTCCAATCAACTACAGGTTCATATGGTGTAAAGTCTTGTGCATACTCTCTACCTTCTTGTGAACCCCATTCATGTACTTGTGGAACATGGGTGTCAGTATATACTTCACTCAACATAAAGTCTGGAAAATCTTCTGTTATACCCATTCCTTTTCTCACTGCTGAATATAATTGTTTACCTAATCTATAACCTCTAGGCAAAGCTTTAATAAATTCATCTTCTTGATCTGAATAAGCCAGATGTCTCATTTTAGATGCTGACATACCTGCTGCTCCCTCTGCATCTGGATCTCTGTCTCCAGCTGATACAACTTTAATTGATTTAAAATTATAATATCCGTGTCTTGATTTAACTCCATTATATTTATTTAATAATTTGTCAAACTCCATTATTCTATCTGATCCAACAACCATTTGAATATATCTATACCCATTATCATATAAATCTACTAGAACATCAAATACTGTTCTAGAAGCAGATGTTTGTACACTAATACCTCTTGGTAACATAGGATTCATAAACTTTCGTATCTGAGCATTTGTTAATGGATTCTTTGTCTTGTCTATTGTGTGAGTAGTATATATTAAAACATCATGTCCTGATGAAACTGATTTCATCTTAGTGGCTAACTTAACATGACCAACTGTTGGTGGATTAAATCTACCAAATGTAAATGTAGCTCCTTTATCCGCATCCTCTGTTATATCTTTAAAATCTTTTAGCTCTTTCTGTTCAAATTTAAATTTCAACATCTTCTCTATAGTCTTATCTGTTTGTCTCGTAAAAAAAGATAATTCACCACCTAATGCTAACTTATCCTCATAAGGTAATTTTTGAAACCAATTCTGAAATGTTAGATAACCTTTCCTTGCAAACTTAGCTGCATCTAAAGCTAGTTTTTTTAATTCTACATCAAAACTTACAGACTTAGCCATAGCTTTAAAACCCTTAGCTGCAAGTTTTATAAAATTTGTTTGATCTTTTGCACTCATTACTTATCCCAATTCTTTGCTACTGTAAAGTTATTAAAACTAAACTCTAATTTATCTACTATTTTAACAGCTCCACCTGTTTTGTCAATCGCGACATACCCTTCTGGGTTGACAACTTTTAATCCTGTTGGAGTTTTAACAAAAGTTCTAGCTATTCCTTTAGCATCATTTAATTTTTGAACAATCATCATTTTAGCTTGTAATAGAAGTCTCATAAAATCTACTACATTTTTTAATGCTGTTGTAGCTTTTCTGATTTCTGCTAAATGCATTTTTAAATTCTTTTCATCTTTGTTTTTAAGCCACCAATCGTTAAAATGTTTAAAATACATTTGTACAGCTTTTCCAGAAGCTGGTAAAGGTTTTCCAGCTCTTGTATATGTATTTAGATAACTTTTAAACCCGACTCCTGGTGGAACTGTGTCTTGCCATCTAAGAAATGCATTGAAACTAACAGAATCTATTCTTTGAAATTGTTTACCTGCTTGTGATAATAAATTAGTTACTCTTACTGTATCTGCTGCTGTGAAGTTAGCTTTACCAGAGACATCTTTATATTTAGCATCATCTTGCCATACTGCAGTTGATTTACTTGGTATTCTAGCTCCAAAAGAAGCTTTTAAATTTTCTATTGAATCACCTTTATATGTCGTATGCCAAACTACACCTATCTTGGCTGAGTTAATTGCTTTACCTAATTTACTATCTTTAGCTACAGCATACAAAATTGTATTTGGTTGAAATGTATAATATGATTCTCCATCTATATCCATTGTTGAAACATCATCTGTAAACATTAAATCACCTTGTAATATGTCTCTCATACCCAATTTACTAAACTCTGCTAAACATACTTTTAGTTTAGCAGCTAACTCTCCAGATTTATCTGCATCTATATCTGCGTTTGTATGATAATAAGCTGTGTCTGCCTTGCGTTTCCTGAATAAACTTTTTGTAGCTACAAAGAATTTGCCCGTTTCTGGATGCGGCCCTGCGAATACAGCTGGTGCTCCATCCCATTTAACTGTTACATTTAATTTTGATCCAGAACCACCTTTAAACATATCTCGTAATGCTTGTAGAAATTGTATTGAACTCCTTCCACCAGCAATACCAAAATTTAGAATCTCATCTTCAAGATGTTCTAAATGTAAGTTCTTTCCTGCTGCTTCTGTTAAAAATTCCATATTACTCTAACTTTAAATGTGCTGCTGACCATTCTGATTCAGACTTCGCGTATTTTAATAAAGCGAATGCTAATTTCTTTTCTTCAATTTGAGACATACTATGTAATTTAGAAAATAATTCTAATACTTGAAACTTAGAATTAACCCATGCCTTTCCTGCATTCTCCTTTTTATCTTGTTTATCTAACCATTTTAAAAATGTATTTTCACTTCTAAATGCATTACTATGGTTCATTTTACTAGCTCCTCTAGCAAATGTCAAATTTGTTCTTCTAGATATAAATGTCCAATTAGCTTTAGCTGTTTTAAATTTCTTCTTTCCATTTGTAGTAAATGACCATTTACCTTTCTTTAATTCTAATATATCTGCACCACCAGCACTAGTTATGTCATTTTTCCATCTCTTACCTGTAAAAGTATCTAATAACTCTAACGCCACTTTACCTTGAACTGCTTCTGCTCCTTTCTTCTCACCTTCTCCTCTAATTAAACCAGTATCTTTTGCATCAAAAATTCTAAATCCTAAACTCATACCATCAACACCATCACCTACAAATGCTAATGTACCTGATAATGAGCCTAATGCTGACATTTTTAAATCTACTTTCTTTAAATGTATTTTATCAGGTTCGTGATAATTTTTATATCCTAATATACCTGATCCCTTTTTAAGAGATATGCCTATAACACCTTGTGCAGACTTAATTGAATAATACAAATACATATTTAACGCTGTTAAATTAGAATGGTCAGGAACTTTTCTGTCATAATATAACCATACATCTGCTGGATTCCATTTATCTAAAGACCTAGCTATACTTAATCCAAAATCTTGTTTATATAAGTCTACGGCTTGTGTATTAACATCTAATGAACTGTCATCTTTTACATATAATTTCGGAATATTTTTACCTATTGCTTTCAGTAATGCATTAACTTGTAATCTATGAGAAGTAAACCAACTCTCATTATTTTCTACATAAGCTAGTAATTTTTTAGCTTGTTCTTCTCCTATTATTCCTTTTCCGTTAGATACTTTGCCATAAACATTCGGGTCTATCATTTTAATAGCTATATCTTCTATATCATCTTTAGCACCAGCTTGTCTGGCTGCTAAAACAAGTAAAAATGATGTTTCATTATCTGATGTTCCTTGTGAACTTCTACCAGCTACTTTACCTGCTAATGTTATATCATATACTTTATCATCTCCTTCAATTTCAAATTCAAACATATCAAATACTGCACTCTTATTTTTTCCTGTTCTAGGATTAATAAGTTTTACATTCTTAGCATCTAACTTGTCTTTAAGTATTTTTTCAAAGTCTTTGTTTGACATATCACCAGTATTAGCTATTCTTTTTGTTGTTGAATGTACATCTAAGCCGGGGTCTAAATCAGCTATTTTTTGTTGTAATGCAGTTTGTGTCATTTCTCCTAAAGTCTCTAATTTTAATTCTGATGAAGATGATTTTGCTAATCTATATAATTCATCTCCTAATAAATGTCCAAAATTTGTATCAGTAGGATAATGTGCTCCAGCTATCATTCGGCCTTCACCTATATCTTCTCCCATTCTTATTATATTTCTTCTATGTTCAAATGGAACTTCATCAGCTACTAATTTAGCCACCAATCTTCCATGAGTTGCGTGTCCTGATGGATAAGAAGGTGTTTCTGCTGTCTTTAATGGAAAAAATGAAAAACCTAAACCCAACTTGTTAGCTAACACTTTTGGTCTAGGTCTGTTATAAAATCTTTTAAGTGATAATATAATTGAATCTGCTTGATCTGAAATTCTTTTAATTTCGTCTAAATCAACTTCTAAATTATGTTTGTCAACATACTTTCTGAATGCTTTTATTACTTTTGTGTCATGCATTCTCATATCTGTTTCCCATTGATCACGGAATTCTTGTAATCCAATTAGATATTGAATTTCATCAAAAGCAACTTTTGATGAATTACTTGGAGGTGGATACCCCTGCCAACCTTCAAAATCAAACATTAAAGCAAGATCAGAAAAGTTATTTAACTGTTTTAATCTCTTTGTAGATAAAGGTATGTTATGTGTAAGCTTATCAAGCTTATCATTAGGGGATTGTTCTGTGATTACTTCAAGAAAAGGTTTCATAATCAGTATTTATGTTAATACTATTTTTGAATTTTATGTTCTTTAAGAAAATCATCTATTTCAGCGATCTTCTCAACCAGTTCTAGTTGTCGTTTCTTTGATTTGTGTACTTTTTTAAGCCGAATAAGTTCTTTTCTCAATTCTACTTTTTGATTGAGAATATCCATTAAGGGTTTTTCTTTAATAGTTCCCTTCTTATTCTGCGTTGATAATGTCATTTAATTGTTTTATTGTATCATCTGCTGTAGTATGGAGTATTCCAATACCACCTGCTTCTACCCAACATTCAATATTTCTAGGTCTATCGTCAATTAATACTGCTTTACTATGAGCAAATGCTGCTTTTTGACTACCTTTAAATGTTGGAATTATGATCCAATGATCTGTACAATATTCTTTAATCCAGTCTATTTTATCTTTGATAACTATAGTTCTATTTATTGTACCAGCTGCTGTTAATATTTCTGTATGAATACCTGAATTTAAAGCCCAATCGACTAATTTCCAAGCATCTGGAAGAGGTTTCAATCTTCTGAACAAGTGTTTAGAAGTGACTTCCCTTTTCCTTTCGTCATATACATCTTTAACATCAGATAATCTAACTTTGTGTCCTAAAACTTCTGAAAGTCCATTCTCAAAGTCAGCTAAAACACCGTCCATATCAATGAATAATTGTCTTACTTTTTTATCTTTTTTCATACTACTATTATAACAAAAGTGTACCTGTGGTTTCAACTAAAAAAAGTATTTAAATTTGATTCACTTTTATAAGACTGAATATTCTTTTTGTTATATTCCATATCTTTTGTTAAATCAAATGGCATCTTTTTAGTTTGTGTATAATCTTTTTTACCAGGTAGTTTTATTTTCCACTCTAAATCAGAATGTTTAGGGTGATTCAAATCCCATTTAACTGTTGATTTTTTCAAATACTTTCTATCTTTTTTCGACATAGGATAAATGTATCTGAAT